AACACTATCCCACTACTAGATATACTGGAATCTTGTATTATTTTTTTCCCAATTTCCTGTGTTTGCGCAGTGCCGGTTGCAATTAGATTGTCAATCCTCTTACGCTCTGTGTTTACCTCGGCCTTACGGTCGGCAGTTTCTTTTGATAGATTTGCAGATACCTCTCCGATTTCCTTGACTGTTGCCGCTACACTTTCCGGATGCCCAGTCGCATCTTTGTAGCACTGTTCTATCGCATCATGTATACTGTTACGGACTTCTTCCCCATAGATAGCTTCTTTTATCTTTTTCAATAAATCATTTATCAACGTCATCCTCCTTTCTTTCCCACATGTAATAAATGGGAATGGTTTCACTTTTACTTAATAGTTCCCATTTGCCACCAAAGAGTTCTGTTGGGTTTATATCGTTTACGCTCATATAGATGCTACCGATGGGGTAGATTGTGTCAAAGGTAATTCCCTGTGCTACCTTCATTGCCTCCACCGATTTGTCATAGGCTTCCTTTGAGGTTCCTTTAATCCCCTCCATGCTGCTTGCCACTGTCTGAATGTCACTTTTAAGGTTTGCATTGGAAGCCATCTTTTCTGATAACACTGATAAAGTTTTACCTAATGTGATTTTCGTATTTGCCGGATTTTCAAGATCTATCTCGTATTTACTGACAAGATAATAAGTTGATACATCACCAAGTGTACTAAGTAATCCATGATACTGCGATACGCAAGGAATGAAATCTCCCAGCCCGATAGAATCAATATCAACATCTACCATATGCAAATCTACCGCCGTCAGCTCGATAGTTATCGCAAGATTGATACTCTTTTTAAGATATTCCTGTGCTTTTTCTAAAAGAGTATTCGGGTCGGTAATATCCGAAAAATCTACTTTACGATATATCCAACCGTAAAGATTTACCGCCTCCTGGTTAAAAACATAATCCTTTCCATCGTGCCCGCTTGCCGCCTTTATAGTTACATTGTTTGCTCCAATTGGAATAATTGCTGTTTTAATATCTTCCGCCTTTACATACTTCTGAAAATCAAGAAGGTTTTCTCCGAATCGAATTACCTGCGTACTGACTTTTCCGTATTGCTTCACATAGTCAAGGTAACGAACATTATTTTCATAGCGCACCCTAAGATAACCTTCGTATTTTTCAAGAAAATTCGTATTAATAAAATCCCAAGTAGTTTCATAGTTTGTCGCCAAAGTTTTGATTTCTACTGAATCAATATCAACAATTCCTATTTCAAACTGCTTTTCTTTTTCTACTTGAGAATTATGTTCTTCTATTAATCGTTTAAAAATTACAATATTAGTATCTGCCTTATGAATTTCTCCCGACTGGCTTCCATAAGTGTGTGGACGCTGAATTGTGTCAAGTAAATAAGATAACTCTCCTTCGCATGTAATCCGACCAGTATATTCAAAGTCTCGCTGATCAGTAATGGAACGGCCACAATATAGCAATCTTGAAGCCTCCCCACTATCTGATATGTCAACATCATATACTTTCAATCGAGATTTCAATTTCTTTATATCGTTTACATGAGGATGAGAAGGGAGTATGCCGAACTCAAAACTCCCTGTCTTATTAAGTTCAAGAGAGATTTTTGGTGTTATAAGCTGATACTCCTCGTCTCTCACATCATGCAGCGTTTTATCATCACAATAAATGCGATACATTACAATACTCCTCCTCTATAATCGACCGAAATAGTAGCCTTTCCAGAAAAAGTAAGGATATTTTCCCCTTCTTTGATACAAATACCAAAAACTTTGTTTTTGCCAGGTGAAAGATTATAGATTACCCCTTCATAAGATACCTGTATAGCTGTATTGCAAGAGATTACCGGCACAATTCTTTTTCTTCTGCCTGGTATTACAAGTTTATATGTACCATCCACAACAATATCTTTATAATTTCGGATGATGCCCGTTCTAAAATTAAAAGTATCCCATTCCCAATTTTCAAGACTAGAAAACTTTTCATATTTATACGGGTCAACGCTCCCAGACAAGGTAAGAGTTCCTTCTACCCTGTCTGATTTTTCAACCTCAACATTCAGTCTTCCGATATAATAAAAGTTTGGGTCATTATCCAGAAATATTTTATGCTTTCTTCCAGACAAGTAATTTGCTATCTCAGAGATTCTAACGCTCCAGTCATAATAATCCTGTTCGGGAGTTTCAAATTCAAGAGTGAGGGTTCTGGTCTTATATTTCACATCCCCTCCGGTAAGAGATTCCGTAAAATCTAACACCCCGTCCATTCCCGGAATATCCTGCTCATACGTTTTTGCCTCTGGAAAACCAAGAGTAATTTTTGTCCAACCAAGTCCCCAGTCCTTAAGGGTATGTTTGTTTCCAATCTGCACACCTAAGCTTCCTCTGTACATTTTAAACGCCCCCTCTTGCTTTTCTGGCTGCCATATTTCCTAAGTACGCATCAATATAAGGCACCGAAGTTCTCGCTATCTCCCGTCCATCAAGATTAGTCACAAGCTCAATCTTTTCTGGTCCATTGTAAATTGTCTGTCCGGCATCTCCTGCCAGTGCCGCTGTAAGCTGCGGCTGAATACTTGCAGATACTTTTGATACCTGTCTCAATAATGCAGCCTGTGTTCGGTCTGCAATATCTGGAAGAGATACTTTTAAGTTTGCCTTTGCAAAACGCTCTGCAAGGGTCTCTGATACATTTTCAACCTGACGGTAAAGTCGCGGAGCTTCTGCTTCATGTCCCTTTTCGGCTCCTTGTATGTTATAAACACCAATCCGCTTAAATACCCTTGATGGAGATTTTATTTTCAGCTGTTTTTTTGCAGTCTTTACAAGGTTTGCACAGATTTTCTTCATTACTTTAGAGAGATTTCTTGACTCACTATCCATTCCTGCAGTAAGTCCTTTCGCAATATTTGTTCCAATCTGGTTCATCTCTTTTTGCAAATCCTGCGTTGCTTTTTTTAACTTTGTCTCGTATTCTTTTTGAATCTTAGCAAAATCATCAGCAAAGAAGTTGTTTGAAAAAGTTTTTGAAGAGGAATAGATTGCATTCCAATCATTTAAGTACGCTTTCTGCTCCGCTGATGTCATTCCTCTAAACCAATCCATGTAAGCTGTCGCTTCATCCACGTTCATTCCTAAGATTTTATCCATCATAGACTGTGGTATTTTGTTCTCAAGGGCTTTCAGATTTGTCTGATACCGTTTGATGTCCGCAATATTTTGTTTCAAGTCATAGACATTTCCCCAAGACTGCTGTTTTTCCGTGAGAGTGTCCATCCTATTCTTGATATCGTTATACTTTGCCTGATAGGTTTCTGATAATTCCTGTATCTTCTTTTCTGCAATCTTAGTAATACGGGAAGCTTCCTTTTCAAAGGCATCATTATATGCTGCAGCCGCTTTTTCGCCAGACGTTTTAAGCTGTGATTCCTGTTTCTTGTCTGCAGCTTTCATCCGCTTAAGCCTTTTCCTTAATGCGGCTTTTCTCTTCTTGTTTGCCTTTTTGCTTCCTAGCTTATCAATTTTACTTTGAAGTGCCTCTTCTTTCTTCTGATTGGCATTAGATAGACTTTCCTGCTGCTGATCAATAATTTCCTGTATTGTTTCAGAAGAACGAGACTTTGATGTATTCAGCGATGTAGATAATCCAGACAACAGATTGCTTCCTATTTCAGAATATTTTCCGCTTTTAGAAGCATTTTGTGCCGCACTAAGTGCTTCGTTCATAACACTTTCCATTTCTCCGACAAGCTCGCTTTTAGATTCTCTTACACCTTTTGCAATGCCTTTCGGGATATTCTTTCCGATAATGTTCTTGAACTTCCGAGAAGGAGAATGAATATCAAGTTCATCTGCAGAAGCTGTTAGAGCTGAGGCACACATTGCTCTTGATGCATTAACTACAGAATCGGTATTATCCTTAATACCTACTGCCATGCCGAGGGGTAAGTATTTGCCGACCTCATTTTTCATCACCCTGGATGGTGATTTAATCTTAGCTGCAGCTTTCGCCGCTGCTACGGCCGCTCTTACCGCACTTCTGGCCGCTGCCGTTACAAATGGAGTCCCTGAATGAATACCGGATGCGATACCGGCAGCCATATTTCTTCCGGCTGACACAAAACCAGCTTTTCCAGAGCTTGCACCTGTCTTTGCAGAAGTAGATAGCGTTTTTCCTGCTTTTTGAGCCGCTCCTTTTTGGGATGCTATGCCAGAAATATATGACTTGGCATTTTTACTACCAGCAGATTTCCACTGCGAAGTTGTAGAAGCTACACTCGTTGCTCCGCTCTTGCCAAGTTCTTTTCCTGTCTTCTTTGCAGTGCTTACCGCCTTCTTACCTTCGTCTGTAACAGATTTATAAGTACTTTTTGCTGCAGCACTATTATTGGTTGCTTTTAACTTGCTATTTTTCTCAATCTCTTTTTTGGTACTTTTTGCTTTCCGACTCGCTGTATTAAGCGATGAAGTATAAGCTGAGGTATTTATCCCTTTAATCTTGCCATTTCCAATATCTTCAACATTCTTCTTAATCTTAGTCGCTTTTTCTTTTGTCAGTGTCTCTGCCTGTGTTGTCGATGCTACACCAGAACCGCTAAGCAGTTGATTTATTGCCTCATCAACACTGATTTTGCCTTGCATGATACTTTGAGCTAGTTCTTCCGGAATTTCTTTTCCAGAAATGCCTGCTTTTTCTGCTGCACTGCTAAAATCCAGAAGCGTGTTCATCTGATTAATCGCTGATTGAAAGTTTATCGAGCCATCTGAAATACCCTGCAATAAATACTGAGGAATTTCCACTCCGGCTTCCTGTGCCTGTTGAATTAATCCGTCAAGATTAATAAGCCTTTTTAAGTCTTCCCCCGTAGTTGGAGCTTTATAGTTTCCGGCTTTAATGTTTTCTAATACTGTCTCTGGAATTTTCTTTGCTTTTATTCCGGCATCTTTCGCAAGTTTGTCTAAATTAGAAAGAAAATCACTATAATTTGTCTGAGTTGTAAATTTATCAGAATATGTTGTGAGTTCTTTGTTGGCTGCATTAAGATTCTTTTCTGATTTATCAAGAGCTTTCTCTGTTGTTTGCAGGCTCTTCTCATATTTCATTAAATCTTCTGCGGCTTTAGCTAACTCTTTATTTCCACTTCCAAGTCCCTTTTCTTTTTCAAGCTTATCAAATTTTTCTTGCGCTGCATTCTTCTTTTCAAGTGCTTCCGTATACTTCTCTGTCGCATTCTGATTAGCTACCTCAGCCTCTGCAACTTTTTCTGCTGCACTTTCCATTCCTGACTGATATGCCTTTGCCATTGCCTGCTCTTTTAAAGCTTGAATGTTTCTTTTGATTGCCGCAGTGGATTGATTCAGCTTATCTTTCTGCTCGTCATATTGTAAATTCAAATCCGGTAAGATATCATTTAACTGCTGTACTGTACTTTTTATCTGCTGTTTTGTTCCAGCATCCTTTTCCTGTACACCAATCAGACTCTTCAATTTAGAGAGAAGATTATCTGCCTGAACTCCTTGGGTCTTTACATCATTGACATTTTTCGCATTATCTTTATGCATGGAACGAATAGAACTTGCTACTTCATCCTGTTCCTTTTTCAATTTCTTGCAAGACTGTGCAAACTTGTCTGCTTCAGTTGTACTTTTTTTCTGTGTTAAAGTATAAGCAACCATTCCGGCCGTTAATGCTCCACCGGCAACAACTGCTAATGCAATAGGATTCGCCAATACACCAATCGCTCCAGAAAGAAGCCCTGTTGCTGTAGTGGCTGCCAATGCTTCTCCTGTGAACAACTTCACAACTGTTCCAAGAATCGTCATTCCCGTGCTTGCGCCAGCCATAGCAACTTGCGTCTCCGCAAAAGCAGTAGAAATCGTCTTTACGACCGTATACCCCTTAACAACCGTCAACAAGCTAGCTGCTACTGGAAGTACAGTCTGAATATTTTCACCGGCAAACTGCGCTGCTCCTCCAAGAACTTTTAAACCACCAGCACCAACAGCCTTTGCAGTAGTACCTAAGTTTTTCACAGTCGTAATCGTTTCTTCTGGGATAATCGCTTCAATGCCGTTGTCTTTTATCGTGGTCGATAAACTCCGGATTTCTGTCGCGGCAGCTCTAACAGCTTTCTTAGCAGGATTCTTGATATTATCATACAATTCAATTCCTGCCGACTCTGCAGCAGAGCCTAATTCATATAATGCCCCCTGTAGGTTATCATTCATGATATCGGCCTGATTCTGTGCCGCTCCAGATGCATTATCAATCGCTTTTGATAAATTATCAAAATCTGACTCGCTTGCATTTATGATTGCAAGCAATCCAGACATTGCTTCCTGGCCGCCAAGTGCAGAAGCGGCGGCGGCTTTCTCATCTTCCGGAAGTCCTTGTAGCGAATCCCTCATGTTTTCCATCACTTCCATAAGAGACTTCATGGAACCATCGGAGTTTTTAATGGAAATTCCGTACTTTTCCATAGCTTTCGCCGCATCGGATGGAGGGCTTGCAAGGCGTGTAAGTATACTTCTTAAAGATGTACCTGACTGGCTTCCCTTGATTCCTGCATTTGCCATTAATCCGATTGCCTGAGATAAATCTTCTATGTTGTATCCAAGTGTTCCAGCAAGTGGTGCCGCATATTTAAATGTTTCACCCATCATTGCCACATTTGTGTTAGAACTGCTTGCCGCTGTTGCTAATACATCCGCAAAGTGAGCACTATCACTTGCCTTTAATCCCATAGCTGTGAGGGCATCTGTCACAATATCAGAAACCGTTCCGAGATCTTCACCGCTCGCTGCTGCAAGATTCATGACACCAGGAAGACCATCAATCATCTGCTGTGAATTCCAGCCAGCCATGGCCATATACTTAAGTCCTTCTGAAGCTTGCGTAGCAGAGAACTTTGTTGTAGCCCCCATTTCTTTCGCCTTGTTCGTTAATGCTTCTAAATCTTTTCTGGAAGCACCAGAGATTGCCTGCACTTCTCCCATCCCAGCTTCAAAAGACTTCCCCGCATTAATAGCAGCTGTGCCGGCGGCAACTGCTCCAGCACCAGTAGCAGCCGTAATCGTACTTACAATACTTTTTATCTTGCTGCCGGCACCCGTCCAATACTGTGTAGCCTTTTCAGAAGATTCTTTATAAGGCTTGCTTGGATCCGACTCTGGTTTACTGGATTCTCTGGTCTTTTCCCGTTCCTTATACTGTTTTTTCTCTTCTTCTGTTACTCTTTTACTTGATTTCTTTACTTCTTCTTCTGCCTTTTTT